TATGATACGGAATTCAGCAGAACTTATTCCGTACTCGGTATTGTTTATTGTAACGACCTGCCCCACCAAAACTTCATCGAACTTCAAAGTGGTTTTACAGGTAATTTGACCGTCAGGATAACTTTCTTTCTTCATCACCTCCCACAACCGCTGCGATGCGAGTGTGAGGGTTCGGTAGGCAGTAAGATCAACGGATCGAGTTTTCTTTTTACCCTGTAAAGCGATGTTAGCCTTGTTTCGGGCGGCAATCGTGCGAACCGTATAATCCTTGTCTTCATCGGTGTAGTTCGCACGGAAATCATTCAAGGTTTTGTTCCATGCCTTTCGAGTAAACGTGAATTCCTTAAAATCATTGGTGTTCATAGTGGCAACAGAGGAATCGTTTTCATCAAAGGCATGAATGTAGAATTTACCCTCTCCATTTACACCGTAGGCGCCATCAACGTACGAAAGGACCTGGGCAACCATATCCCGTAACTTCGCTTGTCTGGTAATATCGATGTTCAAAGCGTAACCTTTATTGTACCAATAAGTCGCGGCGGTATTGAAGGAAGAAAGGTCCATGTCGGATGTCGAAGCACCAGCCAATATATGAAGGTCGTATATAATTGCGGACGGGTTGCAACCTTTTGTCATAACCGCATTACTTACGGGAGATGTACTCATGTCTCGTTCCATCAAAAAATGGACCGTCGGAACGTAGGTAACATTATCTCCTAGAAACATCCCATCATAAAAAACATGGCAAATACCTTTTAATCGGTTCGCATTTTCACCGGGTTCGGTATAAGTAGTCGGATCGGGATATATATCTTGAGTTCCGTCGTTGTAAAGGGTGGCATCCGCCTCAACAGTTTTTTCATTGTCTTGTATCCAAGTCTTTATTATACTGGCCTTCCCCATTCCAATAGCTTGCCAAATGTCGAGGTAGTATTTATACCCGGTAACTGCGGTCTGACTTCCGCCGCCTTTTCCTCCCATTTCTTCAACGATTGCCTGACTTTGAAGGTTACCATACCATATAATGTTCCCCCGTTTTCGAACACGACCGTAAAACACAGAAACGACAGTCGCCTCATTCGCAAGGGTAACTTGAAACGAGTCTAAAGAAGCGGGTTGCATTTCCGGCTGTTGCTGTTTCGGTTGGTAAAGAAACGCAAAAACCAGAGCCGCTACGACTACGATTGCTAACGCTATTAGACCCATTTAAGAACCCGAAACAAAGTAGTTAACTGATCGGTCCAAGGACGACCGAAGGTCGTCATAATCACGCCTTTCCTGTTGATGCTATTTATCATTTGGTTGTTTTTCGTATCCAAAAACATCGACGCATGGTTTGTACACTGACTTCTTTTGGTCTTAAAACCTAACAAATCTCCCTCTTCTACAAGTTCGGTATTCGGGTTGCGGTCGATTAAAGCACTATACCCGGGCGCAAGATTGGTTTTGAGATGGTTTATTAACCCTTCTAAGACCAGCTCTTCGGTGGTGTGCAAATGCCAATCCCTTGAATAATATCCCGGGAGGTCGAGTTTTGTTAGGATCCCGGCTTCGAGAAAGATGGCACCTAGGAACATCGTGCAATCCGCCCCTCTTCCTTTTCTCATCCAACGGTGCCGATACGGTGTTTTCAGCCACGACCTCGCAATTGTATTGATCCTCTTCCACTCCTCGGGGATCCTCCCAAGTGGAAGAGGTGTCCGGTCGGTTTGTATTTGAAGAGGTGTCCCGGGTGCATGATAAACCGTCGTTTCCTCTGTAATATATGTGCATACGGCCTCCATTACGGGTTCAACCCCCAAATAACAGGGTTCTTACTAGGTATGTAAGGCATTCCTAGAAAATTGGGAAAGTTATCGAATTTATCCCGGCAAGTATCAGGGGATCCATCGCAACCAGGGTAGATCGTAATGCTATCTCCGACCCCAACCCTCGTATCAAATGGCACCTGTAAAGTCAGGTTACTTCCAGTGTGGTCTGTAATCATACGCATATCAGTGCCGGCTTCCGCGACTCCGCCTGTGTAGTAATCGTCGGTTTGATATCCGGCCTCCGGGCAAGTATAAACTGCACCCGAGATCGCATTAACGCTTGCAGATACCGCATAATTTATTGCACTTATTCCACACTGTCCGTCGAACACCTCGTGGTTGCACCAGGATTGGAACATGAATCTCGGTATAACGGTGTCAAGTAATTCGCTGTTCGCCTCGACGTGAGCCGATACAATTTTGTCTTTCACCGACATATACATAACAAACCCGGTGAAAAGTGTTCGGTACTGTGTTAAGTCATCCTCGACCGCCCTGTAAATTGTTACCCTGGTCGGTTCAATAGGAGTGTTTGCAATGTACCGAATAAAGGCATCCATCATCGGAGCGTTGATGGTGGTCTTTACAGAACTAAATTCATGATCGAAATTGAACGCAGAACGTTTTATAGGAGCCGGAGTATACGTATTGCCAAGAAAACTGATTTCTTTTGGCCATGAAGTTACCCGATCAAACTCACCCGCATATTCAAGATCATACAATTCGGGTAAGCCCTTCATTTCGGAGTAAGTCAAATTTGTAGAGTAAGTGGTCATACTATTTCGGAGTATTCCTTAACTAATTCTTGAAATGTGAAAACCTGCTCGCTAACTCCATCGGTTTCGTAGTCGAGGATAAGCGAATCTTCATCGAACCTACCCAACAACAGCCGGGCAATAAGAAAGTGGTTATCGGTCTCGAGATCCCGGTCCAAATTGGTTGTCAGGGTCAAGGTGTATTTCTCATTAACATCATCGTAGGTTACATTCCCGACCTTTCGGCTTAGTACGTCACCATTGTTCATGACGATGTAAATACGTTCGTAACCCTGGTACTGTAAATGCGCTCCATTTACGTAGGTTATGATGGCGCCGGATCCAGAGAGGGCATTTTCTTTCAATGTGAATTCCCGTACCGTGGATCGCATCCAAAACTTCGCCCACCGACCTCTATGATTATAGAAGAAGTCGATCAAGTCGTATTCGTCCGTTTTGGAGGATACGGTAACTCCGATCTTCAGCCGCTCAGGTACATCATCTGTAACGGACACCAAATAAGAGGCGGACCCGACAAACCTGGTAAGTAACCGACTCAATTCGTAATTCCGTTCCAATTTACGAGCCCAGTTCGGCGTAAAAGGGAACACATCGAAACTTCCAATGTCTTGCCAATCATCAGCCATTACGAAATCCCACCGGTTCCAATCTCATATTCCGTGAATCCTAAGGAATAGGTCTCGAGATCATCAGTATGTGGCGCCGATCTAACACTGGTGTCCAAAGTCGCAACAATCATCGGGTACACAATAACCCGGCTGTAAACAAACGTTTCCTCAACAGGCCTGAGAAGGTCGATTGAAGTAGAATTAACGGTATCGATCTCTTTAATCTCCGTGAGCCACGTGGAATGATCGATAATAACGACATACTCGCACAAATTGTTAAGATGCCAGAGTTTATCCGTCGTGTTACTGAGATTAATGGTAGACGAACCGTTGAAACTGGCGCTCGGGTAACAATGCTCACTGTAGATTGGTACTCCGAACACCTTATCATGTCCGTAAGTGAGAAGGTGTTTGAGTTTTTCGTTGAAAAGCGCCTGTGCGGTTGCCTGGAAACTGATCCGACGGTATGGATCCTCTCGCAACGGGCGCCTCTGCTCATCAAAATATCTTGGAATTCTTTCAACAACCGTTTCAAATATGATTTCCGCCCGAACCCGACGATCCCAGTCAGGCTCTGCTGGAAACGCATTAACCCGAATACCTGTAACAACAGTTTCATAGTCTTCGCCATCAATCGTAAAAGTGTATGTCGTGTTTTGAGTAGGCGGCCCGGATCGATAAACGGTAACAGTGGCGGTTGTATCGTCGGTCGGTTCGATGTCAAATGGAGTCGAAGCGTGTGTAATACTAGTACCCTCGGAATCCCCGCTTTCAACCACCGAAGTAACAGTAACATCCTGGTCGTAATACGCATTCCAAATTGAAATGGTATACTCGACACCCTCGACAATGAACCCAACGTCGATCTCAACGGGATCGAACCAAATACGATGAAAGAGGTTTTCATCGCCGTAGTCGTGGAGCATAACTCCATCAACCATTTTCCGGTATTCCGTAACGACGCCATCATTCCACTCTGCCTTCAGATATTGCGGACCTTCGACCCGCTGTATTGCTTCGACAATCGCAGACCTAGTTGTGGTTTCAAACCCGGTCTCTGGTCCGATCTGCGGCTGTATTGTAATCCTTTCTTCACCAATGATTTGACCGTAAAGTGGACCCGCCGTCGTACTCGTCGTAGTGGTCGTAACGGTGGTCGTGGTAGTTGTGGTGGTTGTAGTCGAACTTGCCATTTATGCGACTCTAAAAGCGATCCCATAATCATTGGTCGAATAAACTCCAGGGAAACACATATAAGTTTCACCGCCGAAATCTAAAGATTGCCCAAAGGTCAAACCAGTCGTTTTGAGATAATAGAATGGGAAGGAACCCATTGGTCGCCACAAGCCATCTGTATGCAAGGCGTAAATAGTCGGTTTGGTAACGGTCCTTTTCCCGCTGAAATTGTTGTACACCATAAAGCGATCCATTCGATTGAAATTTCCACTAAAGGATTCTTGGTAATTCCAGTGTGTGCTATGTCTTACATATTGAGTTCCTCGACCGGCGCCTCTCCACCACCACGGATAAAACGGATATGATCCGCCGCTCGTTCCCTCAAAGTTATTCGGCATCCCTCCAATCCAAGACTGTTGAGTCGCATAATCATACCACTCTTCCCACACACCGCCGGTATAGAAATTCGAGTTCGGACCCCAAATCATTTCGTCTTCGGCCGGGTCATAAAGATCGATTGTCCCAAAAGTCCACATAGAAGCGAATTCCGTAGCCATTTGGTTTATTGCGAAAATGAACCAAGAGTTCCCGAAGACCCACAGTTTTGTGGTGGTCCCGGGCGAGAGGCTCAGTCGGGAGACGGTTGTTCCACTGTAATCCTTTTGATAAACAGGATGGGTCGAGTCCTGGTCATCGATTGTGTAATCGGTCGGGTTGATTGAAGCCATGTAGACACGTTCTTCGGAGGGATCGACTCCGGTGGACAGTAGTCGAAAACGCATGTGGATATCTTGGGCGCCGTGCCTACCGGTCGAACTCAGATAAACGTAGTCTTCGGAACCAGTCAAAAAGTCGTACTTGGAGTTCCCGGAATCCCACAACCATTCCTTACTTATTTGCTGGTCTTCGAGTACCCATCCTTGCGTTACCGCAAAAGCCCGTATCTTTTGGAAGATATCTTTATGGCTGGTCGGGTTCGAGTGTTCAACATAATTTAACAGCATGGCTGTACTCCTTAGGTCGTGGTTGTCGTTGTCGTCGTCGTAGTCGTCGTAGTCGTCGTAGTCGGCGCCGCGGTAGTCGTAGTAGTCGAAGT